GTAACTCGATTACTGAATAGACTAGCGATACCAGATAACTCACTAGTCAAGTCATCTAGGGAAATGGGTTCTGTATTGCCAGTGTCTGGAATAACCCTGCCTAATGCCGATTGAAGTTCTGACTTAACCGACTCCACACCACTACGCAGTTCATCCTCCAGCCTTCTGACTTCACCTTGAATCTCACCACCATCAAGAGATACTTGACTAATCTCAGACTTTATTTGCTGTAGTTGGCTAACTAGTGTACTTTTGATTTCAGTTAATTCAGTACCTGTATCCGCTATTAGCTGATTCAATGGTTCAGTAATCGGAGTAGTATCAATCGGGTCTATGTCAGAGATAGTGATAGCGATCGCTGAAACTTGTTGAGTGAATCTGTCTGCCACGGATTCCAAAGAAGCCTCTATTTGCCCGCTAACTCTATCAATTTCTTGGTTGATGCCATTGACATTAAGCTCGTTAATTTGACCTACTTGCGTGGCAATTTGCCTAAGTCGTTTATTGAGACTTGACTTAATAGTAGCTAGTCGGTCTTTAAATGTATCAGTAATTCCTGACAACTCTCTAGTTAGGTCTGCTAGTGAAACAGGCTCAACATCACCTGTATCTGGAATAATTCTGCCTAATGCCGATTGAAGTTCTGACTTAACCGACTCCACTCCACTTCGTAGGTCATCCTCTAACTTTTTAACCTCACCTTGAATCTCACTACTATCAAAGGATGTCTTATTAATTTCAGACTTTATCTGTTGTAGTTGACTAACTAGTGTAGTGTTGATTTCAGCTAATTCAGTGCCTGTATCCGCTATTAACTGGTTTAGCGGGTCGGTGACTGGTTTCGTATTAATGGGATCTATCCTGGGGATGTTAACCGCGATCGCTGAAATCTGTTGAGTAAACCTGTCTGCAGCAGTATCTAAAGCAGATTCTATTTGCTCACTGACTCTATCAATGCCGATGTTGATGCCATTAAGATTAAGCTCGTTAATTTGCTGTATTTGGGTGGTAATTTTCCTGAGTCGTCTATTGAGGTTAGACCTAATATCGTCTAGTCGGTTTTTGAATGTATTAGTAATACCTGAAAGTTCTCTAGTCAGTTCAGCTAGCGAGATAGGTTCAATATTACCAGTATCTGGAATGATTCTAGCTAGTGCCGATTGAAGCTCGGATTTGACAGACTCCACACCACTGCGTAAGTCATCCTCTAAGTTTCTAACCTCACTTTGAATGTCGCCGCCATCAAAGGATACCTGACTAATCTCGGACTTTAATTGCTGTAGTTGACTAACCACTGTAGCGTTAATTTCAGCCAATTCAGCGCCTGTATCCGCTACCAGTTGATTCAATGGGTCAGTGACTGGTTTAGTGTCAATGGGGTCTATGTCGGAGATGGTCGCAGCGATCGCTGAAACTTGCTGAGTGAATCTATCTGCTGTAGCTTGCAAAGAAGTCTCTATTTGCTGGCTAACCCGATCAATCTCTTGGTTAATGCCATTAAGATTAAGCTCGTTAATTTGACCTACTTGTGTAGCAATTTTCTTCAGTCGCTTATTAAGACTTGACTTAATCGTAGTTAGCCTGTCCTTGAATGTATCAGTAATTCCTGACAACTCTCTAGTTAGGTCTGCTAGTGAAACAGGCTCAACATTACCTGTATCTGGAATAATTCTGCCCAATGCCGATTGAAGTTCTGACTTGGCTGACTCCACTCCACTACGTAGCTCAGTTTCCAGTTGATTGACCTCACCTTGAATTTCGCTGCCATCAAAGGATACTTGGTTAATCTCAGACTTTATCTGTTGTAGTTGATTAACCACTGTGGTATTGATTTCAGCTAATTCAGTACCTGTATCCGCTATTAGCTGGTTTAGCGGGTCAGTGACTGGTTTGGTGTCAATGGGGTCTATATTGGGGATGTTAACTGCGATCGACGAAATCTGTTGAGTGAATCTTTCACCAGCAGATTGAAGCGCCGACTCTATTTGCTGAGTAACCCTGTCAATACCAATGTTAATACCATTAACATTGGGGCGGTTGATCTTGTCTATTTCCTGGGTAATTGACCTTAGTCGCCTGTTTAGCTTAGTTCTGATGGTTTCTAGATTACCTTTAAATGACTCTGCAACGTCCTCTAGTCCACGCTGAATGTCCTTAATATCTGGAGTAACGCTACTTAGCGCCGACTTAAGCTCTGTTTTAAGAGACTCGATTTCGTCCCGTAACTCATTTTCTAGTTGATTAACCTGATTTTGAATTTCAGCCCCATTAAAAGACACCTGGCTAATAGATTCTGCTATTTCCTGGTTTAGCCCTGTAATAGCACTATTTATGCTTGATACGTTACCTGTTTGAATCGTGTTTAATTCATTGAGCAACTGCTCAAAAAAGGCATTAATGGATTCAATTTGCTGGCTAAAGTCAGGGGATGTTTGACTTGTAGTGCTAGGTGGTAGCTGCTGTCTTCCCGATGGATTAAACAGTCCAGAAGTAGCTCTTTTGATCCGGTCAAACCAGCCGTCACCGTTGCTGGGTGTGTTTTGATTACTAGAATCGCCGCCTGGTGCTATAGGATTAGATGTAATAAGACTATTGACATCTGCAACTTTGGTTGACAGTTGATCTAACTGACCTGCCAGTGATGCGATCGCGGTATTAACAGCACTTGTATCTAACCCTTGCTGATTTCCGACGGAAGACGTTGCTCCTATACCATTGATAGCAGATTCTATTTTATCCACGCCCTCGGTAAACTGCGTCCCAGCAATCTCAATCGATTTATTCAGGTCTGCGATCGCACTCAAGCTATTACGGATTATAGATATCTCGATTGAAAGATCAGAGATAGCATTTTCTAATGCAGTATTGCTTTGCCCGCCTTGTAATGTATTGATTGACTGGACTAGGCTGTTTAGGTGATTACCCAAGGAGTTAATAGCACCCTCCAAAGCAGTATTACCTTGTCCGCTAGATAATGCGTTAAGTCCCTGGACTAAACCATTGATCTGGTTTTCCAAAGAGGTAACCGCGTTCTCTAAACCGCTGTTCCCTTGTCCATTATTTGAAGCGTTAATGCCCTGAACCAGTTTGTTGATCTGGCTTTCCAATGATGTAATGGCATTCTCTAACCCAGTAGTACCTTGTCCAGGCGCTAGTGCGTTAAGACCCTGGATGAGATTATGGATTTGACTTTCTAGAGAGGTAATCGCACCTTCCATGCTAGCTAGGTTTTGGGATGCAATCGCTGACAAGTTGCTAGATAGGCTATTGATGTCACGCTGTAGGTTACTAATGCTAGTCTCTAGATTCTTGATGCTTTGAGTCGTAAGACCTGAGATGTTGCTGTTAAGTGCACTTATTTCCCCTTGAAGTAAATTAACGGCGGACTGTAAATTAGTCAGATTTTGGGCTGCGATCGCTGACAAGCTACTAGATAAAATACCAATATCCCCACGTAATCCATTGATGCTGTTTTCTAAGTTTGTCAGGTTTTGATATGCAATCCTTGACAAGTTATTATTTAGACTGTTTACTTGAGTTTGTAATGAAGTGACTGCATTTTGCAAGCTAGGTAGGGTTTGAGAACCAATTGCAAGCAAAATTCTGGATAAGATGTTGATATCCCCTCTCAGACCGGTAATAGCGTTAACTAACCCAGTAATATTTTGTCCAGTGAATGCGGACAAATTGTTAGATAAATTATTTATGTCTCGCTGCAAAGCAGTGACTGTATTGACTAGTCGAGTGACGTTTTGACCTAGACCTAACTGCATTTGCCTGATGGCAGTCTCTAAGCCTACCAGCCTAATTGTCAATAGATTTAACTTGGCATTTACATCAGTTACTGACTGAGTATTATCTTGAATGGCTATCTCTAACGACTGTGTAGAAGCAGTTGAGGGTGATTGAATGTTTAATATAGATGAATTTAATTTAATAACATTTTCCAGGAGGTTATCAAAACCCTGGAGCAGCATAGACTTAAGCGATTCAATATTCTTACTTGTCAGCGATGTGTTTTGAGCTACGTCAATATTATATCTAGTAATAAATTCTAAATTTTTCTCAATATTTTTACTTGAAAAATTCTGCCCTGAAACATTGCCACCTGATCCACTACCACCAGACTGATTGCTATTTGATGCAACTGTTTTTGCTGTTGATATTTTTTCCGTTTTAACTTTTATAGGAGTATTTTTGTACTGGGAGACAACCTTAGCTAAGTGGTCTTCCTTTTGCTTTAAATGCTTGTTTAACCTAGTAAGTGCTGAGTCGTCAACACTGACTACAACGCTTTTTTTCTCAATATTAGATAAATGATTTTCTAGTTTTATAGCATACTGGTTAATACGATCTAGCCTAGCTAAAGTAGAGTCATCCCTGTCATTACCGGAAGAAGTATCCGACATTTTCTTGTTTAACCTATCCAGCTTTGCGGAAAGGTTGTCTAGGGATTTGGATAGTGACTGAATTTGAGTATCGTTAACCTTAAAGGTCAAGCTAGTAGCATCAGCAAATTTTTGCTCAATCTGATCTGCTACATTCGATGCGATCGCTTTAGCTTGCTCTAGCTGGTCTTCTAGCTTACCGTAGTCCGCTGATAACTCTACAATTAACTCGCCTAAATTCATATATATTCATCCTTATTATTTATAGAAAAAAAAGAAGCGATCGCATGGGGTGCAATCACTTCAGTAGCAAGCTCAAAGCTGATAAAACTGGTACTGGGAATTGCTTATCTTTCATCATTTTTTCAATTACCCGTCTAGTGCGATCGCTGATCTTGGTTTCGTTATCCTTCACCTCTTCTGGGAAGGGTAATAGGTCAACAAAATCAATGGGAGTGTCGGTGTCTTTCTTGAATGAGTTCATCAGTCCCGACCATCCAATCGCGTGGATTCTAGCGTCAATATTGGCTTGTTCCTTGCGGTTTTTCTCCAGAGACTGGATGCACTCAAAGACTAGGTAATCAGGCTGTTCTAAATAAGTTTCCCAGTTGGCGAATCGTTCATCCTCTATGCGGTAGGATTGGATTCGCCAGTAGAGGTCATTCCAGTTAATTGTGGCAACTCCCCCTCTGCCAGATCACCGGTGTCAACATCAGCGTCGGTGTCTGCTGGTGTTTCAGTTGTCACCCAGCCAGCGCGCTCATTTTGGTAGAAGTTGAATATCTCAGTAATCAGGGTTTCATCTAGTTCTTTGGTGTCTTTTTCAGTCCACTCATCAGTACCGATTTGGTAACGCCGACCATTATATAAAAACCCTGAACCAGGGAACACGCGCTCAGAAATGGGGTGAACAGACAACACCTCAGAGTCAACATCATGGTTACCTTTGACGGTGACAATGCAGTTGCCAAACTTGATTTGCTGCTTGTCTTTGATGTAAAAAGATGTGGGTGCTATAGATAATTTAGTGGCGTTGAGCTTGGCTACTTCCGTTACCTCCACTGGGTAAGCAACTCGGTTCTGAATGAATATGGTTGCGATCGCAGTGGCAACACTTACACCATCTAGGGCGCTTAAGGTGTTGAGTTCGGTAAAGTCTTCAATGTAATCGTAAACAATGGCTGAGTTGTCTACCTCAGCTTCATCGGGGTTAGCTCGTTTAGGGCTTAATAGGTTTTGCGCTTCCTCAATGGTAATCCCCTTGTCTACGGAAATCCGTTTGACTAATTTAGCGGCGATGATACCTGCTTTTTGGCGGCGGGTTTCATGCTCATCAATAGACATTCTTTCGCCAACGGTGATACATCCGCGTTTTTCTAAGTAAATACAACCGATGGATTCATTACCTACGGCTACTACTTCTGATTTAGCAGATTTCTTAATTACTGGGCGCATAACGAAAACTCCAATACATCTTGCGAGTCGGCTAAGACCTGATAGGTAGCGACTTGGGCTACAGAATCGGGTATTTTTATTATCCAATGATTTTTATCATCCCCAATCTGAATGACACCGCTAAGACCACCCCGAAAAACCGCCGCCCCACACAGTAAACTTTTTTTGTCACTGCTGAGGCGACAATTGACTAATACAGCCAGTGCTTTGGTTTCATCGGATAAAATCATCAGGTCTTTTAATGGAAATCACTACCTACATTTAAACAAAATTATAGGCTTGGGTGCGTAGTAGTGTGTCGCCTTGGAACTGGAGGTTAAACTGGTACTTAGCTACTTCGTTTTGGTTGCCAGGAGAGCTATATCCCATGATTTTGGCTGCACCTTCGTACTTCTCGCCATTGGGGTAAGTAGCTACTGCATATATCTCCCGGTTGGTATAGGCTGTATCAAAAACAATCCGCTTGACTATGGTTTCTAGCGCGCGATCGCCCTGCATGGTGACTCCGGTGATCGCGATCGTCCGGTCAAACCGTACCATGGTAGATTCCATCCCAGACCCGGATTGGGTATTGGTGGTGTCCACTGTGGTTTCTTGGGATTGCAAATCGAAACCTTGGATACCGAATAGGGGTGTCATGCCACCGCTACCAGCTATGGCAGGGAGGATAAACTCAGCAGAAGAGGCGGGAAGGTCACGCATCAACCGAGCAATTTTAGGGCTGGTGGTGATGGTATCTGGAGAACCATCAACAAACACCACATCTTGGACAAACAGCACTTGATGCCGTCTTTGGTTAGAAGCACCAAAGCTGAGGGATGTCCCGGCTTTGATGGTAAATGATGTGTCCGCAGGGTTAACACCGGTGGCAGTCAAGGGTAATGTTTCTGCATTCTCAGAAGCGCCAGTGGTGGAAATAGTCACCTTAGAGATAGCCCTGGAGTTCAGAGGCAACATCATCATCTCTAAGGTGTAATTTTGTAAAATAATACTCTTAGTTGGTCTAGTCATCTGCTTTTATCCGTAGTTATTAAGCGAAGTGGTAGGCTTGGGTGCGGAGTAGGGTGTCGCCTTGGAACTGGAGGTTAAACTGATACTTGGCGACTTCGTTTTGGTTACCAGGGGAGCTATAACCCATGATCTTGGCTGCGCCTTCGTACTTCTCACCATTGGGATAGGTGGCAACGGCATATACTTCACGGTTGGTATAAGCAGTATCAAAAACAATCCGCTTAACTATGGTTTCTAGCGCGCGATCGCCTTGCATGGTTACGCCAGTCACGGCAATTGTGCGGTCAAATCGTACCATAGTAGATTCCATACCAGACCCGGACTGGGTATTGGTGGTGTCCACTGTGGTTTCTTGAGATTGCAAGTCAAAGCCTTGGATACCAAACAGGGGTGTTAACCCAGCAAGGAAGTTAGCTGTATAAGTAACACCGGAAACAGTAGGAATCTCTAACTGAGTTCTTGCCACTTTGGCTGCTACAGCAGATGTACCAGCAGTGACGTTTTCCACAAATAGGATTTGGTGTCTGCGGTAACCGGTTGCACCAAAGCTCAGGGACGTACCAGCGCTGATTGCTGTACTGGCGGCACTGGAAGTAATTTCCACAGAGTCGTCATTTTCAGTTACTGGGGTTGTTAGGGTAATAGTGCGCTGAAAAGATGTCAGGTCACGGGAACCCAGAGGTAACATCAGTAACTCTAGGGTGTAGTTTTGGAGGATGATACTTTTAGTGGGTCTAGTC